CATAGCTACGATAGTACTAGCACTGGAAACTTAATTCACTTCTTTAACAGGAATGTGAGTGAGTATCCTACCGAAGCAGGAGGTCCAAAGTTTGACTTGATTCCTGTTACAAAGCAAAAAGATATTATGATTAATCATGCTAGGATGTATGCCCAGCAGGAATATGATCGTATCATGGAGCTTGTGAATGTGTTGCAAAAACAAGCACTGGATATTAAACGTAGACTAGACGTAACAGATGCAGTGCATGCCGCAGAATATCAATTTCAAATTGTAATGGGGAACATGTATTGGCTAGTCTGGGAAAAGAGAAAAGAAAAGACATTACTTGTACACACTGGTCCTAATGATTGGTCAACCGGTGTACCGGAATCTTATGAGTATATCACACAAGTTAAATACATGGGCGATCATACATGGATGGAAATAAAAGAGGACTAATATGGGATTATTTGATAAATTATTTGGCAAGAAGCCAGAACCGATAAAGGTTGAAGAACCTAAAAAAGAACGTAAGGTGCGTAAGCCTAAAGAAAAGAAGGTTGAACCTGCACTTTCAGCTAAGGAAAAAGCTACTGCCGCTGGCGAACCCTACGTGTCTATTCTAAACGTTGACATTGACCCTACTAATATCAACAATGGCGCGTTTGAACTAGATTGGAATGACAAGTTTATTCTGAACTTAATTCGTGCAGGATACAAACAAAAAGATAGCGACACTGACCAAGTCATGGTAGATCGTTGGTTTCAGTCAGTTTGTCGCAACATCGCACTAGAAATCTATGAACAACAGCAAGCAGATCCTGACAACAGGGATATGCGGGTTGTTAGGACAAAGGATCTAGGTGATGGTAGAACAGAGGTTAGTTGATGGCTAAACTAGGATCAAAAAAAATATCACAACCTGTTAAGAAACAATTACAACGTAAATCCGCAAGATTGGTACGATCTAGAAGGACAACAAGAACGGTATTAGAAAATCACAGTGAGTTAGTCGAATCCTTCACAAAAGAAGAATATCTAAAATACGAAGCACTTCATCACAAGTGGGGATCGCCTGGAAGAAAAAGACAAGTGTTACTATCGCATCTTGTTGAAAAAGGTATAGAAGGCCCGGTTCTCCAACTAGCTGAGATTAGGGTGCATGATCTAAACTTACATCAAAAACTACTACAAGTCTTGCGATATAGATGGATGGATGTGTCAGAGTATCAAAAGAACAAAGTAAATTCTGACCCAAACCTATTCTGGCATGGTATGGCAGTAAAGTTAAATAGGTCAAAAAAAGAAAGAGACATTAACGTTAGTAAGAAATGGGAAGGCAATGAAAACAAAGAAGAACTCGTCAATTTTTTAATTAAATTGTACGAGAAGCAAAATGGAAAGTGTGCTATCTCTGGCGTTACCTTAGAGTTGCAATTGGGTACGGACAAACCTCTACCCAATAAGTGCTCACTTGACAGAATCAACAGCAACAACGGGTATACACCACAAAATGTCTGGTTCGTTGCCTGGTGGGTAAACGCTATGAAGTCTGACATGAGTATGGATACTTTCAAAGAAAGAATAAAACTTTTGTATGAATCAGAAAAATTTGACAATAAATCAAAATAGTAGTATACTTGCATCATGAAATACGCACTCATTGACACAGCTAACACATTCTTCCGTGCCCGTCACGTTGCATCACGAAATGCAGATACGTGGGAAAAAATCGGCATGGCCCTTCATCTTACACTTGCATCAGTCAATCAAGCTGTCCGACGTTATGGAATTGACCACGTTGTGTTTTGCTTGGAGGGTAGAAGCTGGCGCAAAGACGTATACGAACCTTATAAAAAGAATCGCATTGTAGATGCAATGTCTATCACTGAGGCTGAGAAAGAAGAATCGGAAATGTTTTGGGACACGTATGAAAAGTTCACTACGTTTCTTAAAGAGAAAACTAACGTTAGCGTTTTGCGTCACGAGACAGCAGAAGCTGACGACTTGATTGCCCGATTCATTTACTTGCATCCAAATGATACGCACTACATTATTTCTACTGACACTGATTATGTTCAACTTATCACTGACACGGTGCACCAATATAATGGTGTCGCAGGAGAACTTATCACACTCAATGGCTACTTTAAAGAGAATGGTAAGCCAGTACTAGACAAAGAAAAGAACCCTAAACTACTTGAGGATCCTGAATACTTATTGTTTAAGAAAATTGTCAGAGGTGATGCGGGAGACAACGTATTCACAGCATATCCCCGTGCTCCCGAAAAAGGTAGTAAAAATCGTGTGGGTATTCGTGAAGCATTTGAGGACCGTGACAAGCAAGGTTTCAATTGGAATAACTTCATGTTGCAGAAGTGGGTAGATCATAATGACATTGAACAATGTGTGCGTGATTGTTATCAACGTAACAAAATGCTGATTGATTTGAAAGCACAACCCGAAAATATTAAAGAAGCATGTGACCAACGTATTAAAGACTCAGTGCGAGTAGTAACTACTCCCCAAGTTGGCATCCATCTAATGAAATTCTGTGGCAAATATGAACTTACAAAAATTTCTCAACAGGCTGATTCTTATACTGCATGGCTTAATACACCTTATCAAGGGCACGTACATGAATGATTTGACTAAAGAACTATTCTAAAAGTAGTAGGAGATTAACATGAATGATAAAGAAATTAGAATTGATGGTCTTAGTGCTGAACAAGTTCAAATGCTTGACATGATGTGGGCTATTGAATCTTATCAAGACTATCAAGATTGGATTGATAATCTAACTCATGAAGATGCTGTAATGGCACAAGAGTTACAAAATTTATTGATGATAGAAATGTTTGAACACGCACTAGATGATGATGTTAATATTGCTAAAAACTATTTGAAAAAGTTTCAATTATGAAGAAAATTTACTATGAAAAGATTGGGAGAAAATATGTCCCTGTTTCTGAGTATGATAGTGAGTACTTAGACAGTTTTTCTCGAGGTACTCACTTGGTTATGTGTTACCCAGGCGGACAAAGCCGGCGCTATAACATTGATCCTAACCATGCCGCAATGATTGCCGCAGGTAGAGTAGCAGAAGATGCTATCTGTCGTGCTATCAGCAAAGCCGCAGAACTACGGCCAAAGAATACACCAATTACAGAAGCACAACGGAAGGCTTGGAAAAAGTTTTCTAAGGAAATGGGTGATGAATTATGTACCTTATACGGACTTAGTGCCCATGATTGTGCGGAGGCGGGAATGAAGGCTATGATGGAAGAGGCTGACAAACTACTGACAAACCCATCTGTCAAAAGTGCATACGAACATTTTATGTTGGTATGCGAATTAACAAAGGAAAATAAACATGATTAAGGTAATTTTAGCATTTATACTGCTTTTTGTTCTATTTTTTATGGGTATTAAATTTGCCCAAAATATGACAGGTAAAGAGGCTTTAGTCTTGACAAAAATCGTAGGTTATAGTATACTATGTTCTGTGCTGACAATTTCAGTATTAATTTCAATCGTTGTTTTATTTTAAGGACCCATATGAAAAACATTTTTAAGATTTCCGCTATCGTTTCTCTTGTTGCATTGGCTACAGGCTGTACTCGCATTGAGACAGGTGAGGTTGGTGTGCGTGTTGGATTTGATAAACAAGTGCAAAGTGGTGAACTGTTGCCCGGCTCTTTCAATCAGGTGCTAGTCGGTAACGTGCTGACATTCCCAATCAAAGATGTCAATGTTACTTTGGACAACATGACTCCTGTAGCGGCTGATAATTCAACAATGAAAGACTTTGATGCTGTGGTTGTGTACAACATCAATCCTGCACAAGTTGCTGAACTGTACTCTACTAAAAACAAAAGCTTCCACGCAGAGTTTAAAGGTGATACCTATGTCATGTACAACTACATTGTTCAGAATGCACGAAACGCTATCTACAAAGCCGCACGAAAATACGAAGCACTGGACATGGCTGACAAGCGTAATGAAATGGAAAGATTCATTCAAGACGAAATTGTACGTAACATGACTGAAGAAAAACTAGACGGTGCAATCACTATCAGTCAAGTGATGATTCGTAATGTTGTACCAAGCGACACAGTTGTTGAAAGTGCAAACGCATTGGTTCGTTCAAAGAATGAATTGAAGCAGAAGGAAGTTGAAGTTAAGACTGCTGAAGCCGAATCTCGCAGAATGGCGGCTCTGGCTAACAACTCAGGTGCAAGTATTGCATTCATGCAAGCACAGGCTATGTTGAATATCTCTGAAGGTATCAAGAACGGTAAGGTACAAACTGTTGTTGTTCCTAGCAACATGACTAGTTTGATGTTGCCAAAATGATGTCCCTAAATGAATTCGCTATGTTTATTACTGGTGTATTCTGGGGTATCTTTATTATCAAGCCATTATGGGACATAGTGGCTAAGATTTACAAGAACGCTAAGGAAAACGTGAGATGAATAAATTTCGTGATTGGTATTTATCCAATGTAACTGAAATAACTTGGTTCATTATTGGTGTATGTACACATAGTGGTCTGACTGCCTTAGCCCGAGAAAACTATACTGATGCCGTAATTAACTTTGGTCTTGCTTATCTGAACTACATTCTAAACAAGCGATGAACAACATATCTAACCGATTCCGCCCTAGTTCTAGTATGACTACCAAATACCTTATGCTAATGCGTAGGAAGTATGGTCGCACTGACAATTATAATTGGCAAAGCCGTGTTGAATGGTATCCAGTAGGATTTAAACTTAATCGCAAGACTATCTTCAAGCAATTTGGTAATCTACATTATCTTGCATGTCATAGTCCTGAACCAATTCAAAAAAAGTGGCAGGCTGCATACAATGTTTTTCACACGAAGCATTTTGGCACATTCAACGGCAGTATGCGGTATCTCAACAAGTGGTCATGTCACGCTTGGTTATGAACTTAGCAGAATATTTTAAACTAAACCGATATCAAGCAAAGTATGATATCGGTGATCGTGTTATTGGCAAATGGAACAAGATTCCATTCGTGGGGACGGTTGGTAATGACACATTGATTAATGAGACTGAAGGTCCTCGCATAAGTATACATCTAGATTTACCGATTAAGTATCAAGATAAAATCTATACTGTTATAATCGTTAAGCACAAAGATATAAAAATATATAAATAGGAAGAACATGTCTAATTTAATCGCAAAACCAGTAGTCAAAGATCAATTTTGGATTGTAACCGATGGCAGTGAGAAAGTCGGCAATGTGATTGCAAATGGTTCGGGATTTGAGCTAAAATTAAATGGTAGCAAATCACAGCATAAAAATACCAATGCTATCAAAAAGTACGGCAAAATTGAATTTGCATCAGAGAAGTACACGGGGAAATCCAAACAGGATCTACCGTTCTCGGATTATCCTACTACAAAAAAGGTATATAATTCTGTATTGGACATTAAACGCAAACTGCACTTGTTTACTAAGACCCCTAAAAGCAAATGCTATTATGCGGCAGGATGGTATGCAATGAAACAAGGAACTGAGAATGAGGTGGCTTTTTGCCCCAAGTACATTTTCATCCAGCGTTATGAGTATACCGGTCCATATAAAACAGAAAGTGAAGCTAAAACTGCGATAAATAGCTTATGATTAATATTAAACGCTTTATAGAAAAAGTGTCTCACGTAGAAGGTAGACACG